TTTGTCGATTTCCTCAAGGATGAGACGCGACCTCACGCCAAGGTTGACGCAGGTGCTACACGTGTTATCAGTGGAGCACCTTTGGACTACGTTATTGCCTTCAGAATGTACTTTGGCGCTTTCATGGCTTCCATGTTTAGACATCATACCGTTTCGGGAATGTGTCCTGGCATCAATCCATACTCAGAGTGGTGGTTACTTGCCACCAAGCTCTCTGAGCATGGGTCGAAATGCTTCGACGGTGATTTTAAGAGATTCGATTCTTCTGAGCAGCCGTACCTTCACTTTGCCATCCTTGACTTTGTCAACAGGTGGTACAATGATGGTGAAGAGAATGCTAAAGTGCGTTCAATCTTGTGGTTGGACTTGGTGCATTCTCGCCACCTGGGAGGTAGCGGTCGCGACCAAAGCTACGTGTATCAGTGGAACAAGTCACTTCCTAGTGGACATCCATTCACGACTCCAGTGAATTCCTTGTATTCTTTGATCACTCTTACGGCTTGTTACTGCAAGGCGACGAGTGATTACACGAACATGTGGAATCACGTTTACATTGCCACTTTTGGTGATGATAACATCGTGAATGTCAGCGATGAAGTTTCAGAGGTTTTCAACCAGGTCACAGTTGCACGTGACATGCACGAGCAATTTGGATTGACTTACACAGCAGGGACTAAGGATGCGGAACTGCATCCTTATAGTACACTTGAAGAGTGTACTTTCTTGAAGCGCCGGTTTGTTAAGGACAAGCTTGGTGCTGGTGGGTGGGTCGCTCCTTTGGACCCAGCTAGTTTTCTTTTTGTTGCTTATTACTATAAGAACAACAAGAATCTAGCCAATGAAATGAAACACAATCTGGAGAACATGCTTGGTGAGCTGTGTCTCCATAGTATCGAGATGTGGGAAGAGTACTTTCCGCTCGTGCAGGCAGCCTTACAAGAAGGTGGGTTTACGACCGACTTTGAAGGTAGAGAGGCCTACCAGCAGATGATGAAAGCACGCCTTGATGCTTGGTTTTAGGTTTATATACGGGTATAGTTTGGATAAATAAATTAACACATGGCCAAACCTACCGTCAGGATAACCGCTTTACCCTTGCTTTTTAGCTTACTACTCAGACTGAGTCAGAGAATTGTGTTACTTGGATGCCACTTGAGGCTGTGGCTCCTCGTATTAGTCTCGCTACATCACATAATGAAGATCTTAGAGATACCTTGGTTCAATGTAATGAGGTTGAGGGCTTGACCCTTAACTCACGCCCAGAACAATTGGGCGTTGCGGATATATCCAACGAAGCTTGTGAGTCAGTTAAGGTTGGTATTAAAGCCAAGACCGGCTTTGTAGTACCAACAACAGGCTATCAAGATTTGTTGGATTATCTTGCTCGTCCACGTTTAGTTTCTTCCGGTTCGTTACCTACTACACGTTCAACGTTTGTTTCATGGGATATTTCGCGCACTAATTTGACTACCACATGGTTCCCTAATCTTTTGAATAGGATTCAGGGAGTTTATGGTATTAGATTTACTACGCGTTTTACCCTTATGACTGCTTCCACACCTTTTCAGGCAACAGTGCTTGCTCAGTCATTTCAGTATGGTACGAGTTTTGGTAACACGAACCAGTACCCACGTAACTTTAATCCTGCTTTTGTCACTAATCTCCCTCACGTCAAGCACGACGTAGCGGAGACGACCATGTCTGTTCTTGATGTTCCTTTTCTTTATCCGCAGGATTTTATGCCTTTGTATCCACTTGTTGGAGGTGACACCTCCACCAATGCTTGTGTTGGTTTGTATGGTCTTACGGCATTGATGCCTTATCGTACTTTGGCAGGTGCTAATGCACCTACTTACAAAATATTGGTTTCTTTGCACGATGTTGAGTTGATAGGCTCTATGCCAGCCACAGCTGGTTCTGTTTTACTTCAGTCTGGTTTGGCTGATGCTAAGCCTACGGCAAACTCAGCATATAAAGGGAAGGTTTCTGGCAATGCTACGTTAGCTGAGGAGAGAACTGTGAAAGGTAGTGATTTTGCACGTAAAGCGGCCACTACCATTCGCACTGTCGCTCCTTATGTTCCTTTGTTAGGTAGTGTAGGTAGTATGACCGCAAACCTGTTAGATGCGGGCGCCAACGTTGCTAGTGCTTTCGGGTTTGCTAAACCTCAGGTTCAAGAAGCGCCTACTCGCGTCATGCGCAATGCGCATATTGGTGAGGCCAATGTCGACATAGACACTGCCTCATATGTTTTAGCTCCTTTCCAGAACAATAGGTTAGCAGTTGATGCTTTAGCAGGAGGTACAGAGGTTGATGAAATGGCCATACAATATGTTATTGGTAAGTACGGTCAAGCTTTTGTCGGTACAATGGCTACCACAGATACGACTGGTTCTATTCTGTATGGTAGCCAGACTTGTCCCACAAATTTTTGGTTCCGCACTAATGCTTTGCGGCCTAGTGGCAATATTGCTTTGCCAGGTGGTTCCACAGCTACTACTAATAGCATTGCGTGTTCGCCGCTTTGTTACGTCTCTACCTTCTTTAGGTATTGGAGGGGCACTATGAAGTTTAAGTTTACTTTTTCCAAAACCAAGTTTCATGGTGGGCGTGTTATGGTTGCCTTTGTTCCAGGTGTTAGTGATCCTGGTCCAGTTGGGTTGGTGACCAATATCATACCCACTATTGAGATAGCTTCAGGGTTGCCCCAGCCTTTCAGTTATTGTGAAGTTTTTGATCTTAAAGATTCTAGTTGCTTTGAGTTTGAAGTTCCTTTTGTTTCTCCGGATCCTTTTGTTGACGTTACTGCTTCCATAGGAGCTATTTCAATGACAGTCTTAGATCCGTTAGTTACGTCCGGTGAAACCAGCACGACCATTGATTATATGGTCGAGGTTAAGGGTGAGTCGGACTTCCAATTTGGTTGTCCTGCAGCACCTATGTTTGGTTTGCTGGCTCCATCACCGTCGGCAAACATAGTTTATTTTCAGTCTGGGTTGGGTGGCATTGATGATATCGATGACACAGTTACTCAGTACACCATGGGCGAGGAGATCCTTTCACTTAAGAGTTTGATGATGATTCCTAACTTCATAGCTTCAGATTTGGCAGCCGCAACGACGGCTTCGACTTCAGCTTTTCCTTATTGGTACGCCTCTAAGTTTGCTCCGGTAGTGCCTTTAGCTCCCACTAGTAATGTTACCGGAGGCTATTCTCGCGCAGGCAACATAGCAGCTATGTACGCCTTTGTTACGGGTTCTACTGAACACCATTTGTATCATTTTGGTGGCAGTAGTGCCAACGTCACCCTTAGTTGTGCTCAGTATAGTACTGACAATGGTAATGTTCCATCTTCTCCAGGTGATCCTAGGGCTAGAGGTATTGCCTCTAACCAGCGCATATTGACGAATGATAGTTATTTGCATGTGCGTGCTCCATCATATCAAAAGTATGCGCGTGTACCCATATGGGAGGGTAACACGCGTACTGATTTTGGTACCATTGGTTTAAATGTTCCCTTAGTTTCAGGTTCTTTAGCGAATCATGTTCGCCTCATAGTTAATAATTCTTCTGCTGCTTCAGTTAGAATTGCCTATGGGAGGGCTGCAGCCGATGATGCACGTTGTTTTGCCTACATAGGTCCACCTCCAGTGGCACTATTACAGGGATCACAAACGGCAGCACCAGACAGCAACCCTATCCTTTTCTAATAACCTAAGGCCTGAGCCGAAGGGGTTCGTACAACCTAGAATGCACTGTGGCTGTTGACTTTGTTCTGAGTAGGAAAAGAAGGCCTTCCATGAACATCGTCCACAGCTATCCAGGTTTCCCTTAATAGGGTACCTCCGGTATAAAGTCCGGTTTTTCCCATTTTCCACTTATTCCTTTGATAAAGTGAAGCACGGCCAACACGTTTGGTCAACGAATACACTATTAGTGTTATCGCGAACCTCGCGGCCGTGCTGGCCCGCGTAGCTATTTTCGTCGCGATTACTTATGTAGTTAAGATCGTTGATAGTCTGCGCTTTACGTTCGCCAACCATTCAACACGGTTGGTGGCGTTTTTTC